ATCAATGATCCGGTTAGGCATGGGTTTGATTTGGATGGTTGGAGCAGGATCAGGGATGGTCTTGTTAAGTATAATGAATGTCTTTGTTTAGGGGGCAACAGGTCTGGAAAGACAACTGGGTGTGCCAAGATAGTGATGGAGAGTGTGATGAAGAACAAGAATGGTCACATTGTTTGTTTTTCACAGAATGCGGATACATCTAGGAAGGTTCAACAGGCATCTATGTGGGAGATGATGCCGAAGGAGTTTAAGAAGAAGACCAAGGGAGTGGAGGGTTACATCAACTATTCTATGCAGAATGGCTTCACTGGGAGTAGTTTCATATTCCCGGACACTAAGACTCGTGTTGATTTCAAGACTTACACTCAATTCAGTAATAATCAGACTATTCTGGAAGGGTTTGAGTTTGGTTTCAAGTATCCCAACAGTCTTAACATTGGAGCTTGGTTGGATGAGTATCTTGGTGATTCATCTTTGATTAATACTTTACGTTTCAGGTTAGCCACTCGTAACAGCAAGATGCTGATAGCCTTTACTCCGATCAACGGTTACACTCCTTTCATCAATGAATACCTGAAGGGGAGTGAGATACTGGAGACCAAGATGGCTTCATTACTGGGTAAACAGGTTCCTGTACGCCAATATAGCCCTGCGAGGGATGCGTCTGTTGTTTACCTGCATTCGGATGAGAATCCTTTTGGGGGATTTGACAGGCTGGCAAAGGACTTGGAAAACAGGCCAGAGGAGGAGATATTGGTCAGGGCGTATGGGATTCCGGTAAGGAGTATGACTTCTCTCCTTCCTTTATTCAATACTGAGGTTAATGTTCTCTCGGATGTTCCTAATAAGTATGGGATGGTATTCCCTGATATAACTAACGAGGAACGATTTACCTGTTATCAGGTTGTTGACCCTGCGGGTGCTCGCAACTACACGGCTATATGGGCAGCGGTGAACGGGCAGGGAGATGTATACATTCGGCGTGAGTGGCCTGACAGGGACAGTTATGGTGAATGGGCTTTATTTGGAGATCCTAGATGGTCACGGGGACCTGCAACGAAGAAGATTGGGTATAATGTTAAGGGATATTCTGATTTATTTTTAGAGATAGAGGAAGAACTTGATATTACGGTGTTTGAGAGGATTGGGGACAGTCGTTACTTCGCTAGGGAGAATGAAAACAATGAAGATCTTTTTACATCATTTGACGAGCATGGTTTAATATTTATCCCTTCTGATGGAAGAACAGAAGAGATTGGGATTAATGCGATTGATGAATGGTTTAGTTATACTCCTAATGTTAAGATAGATTCGGCTAATAAGCCAAGATGTTTTATACACAAAGATTGTGGAAATTTAATTGACAGTTTAATTAATTATAATTCAAAAGGTAAGTCAGATGAGGCTCTTAAAGATTTTTTTGATTTGGTTCGCTATTTGCGAATGTCGAATGGTGGAGAGGGTCCCGACCATGTCACTAAACAATCGTTATCGGTTTTGAGCAAAGGCTCTGGGGGTTATTAATGCCAAAGAAAAGACTTATTCAAATTGCAAAAGAGCTGGATATAACTTTTGAAAAAGCTATGCAGCTTGCTCAAGATAAACTTTCTGAAGATATGTTATCTGGGAAACAAAGAGCCACATGGATCACGGAGGAGGGTCAGGTTATATTGGGAGAGGCAGCCTATATAGAGGAGATTGTCCCAAAACATTTCAAGGGGTGGGTTATTAAGCCAGCCCTTAACCCCAACTATGTCTTTGCGGAGATAAAAGAAATAGGGAAAAAGGTTCTTGTTTCAATCCCTAGAAAATATAGGGGAAAGTTAATACACAAGAATATTATGATTCATGGCATCGAAGATAAAAATGGAACCAGTTATAGATATCCCGATCCCAGATGACATTACCCTTAACCGGGGGTGGATATTTGAGCAAGTTGATCGTTTGATTGCTTGGGAGATTTTTTGTAGGGGAGTTACCCATAAAAGTGGAATACCTATACTGCCGTATGATTTATGTGATATGATAAGTGCTCCCAGTAGGGAATATATCTCCCACATAATACAATCAGCGAGAAGCAAAGTAAATGAAAAATAATTCAATTTCGGAGTCTTTGACATACGTTAGTAAAGAACCTGACGTTAAATCTCTTTTACATTCATACAATCAATCGGTTACAGAACTGGAGTCTTATTTTGATTTATGCCGTAGTAGTTACGATGACAGACGTAACTGGTGGCCCGGTAAGAGCAGGGATATGCGTAAGCATGGTGCTGATGCCTTTCCTTGGGAGGGAGCTTCTGATGTTGAGGCCCACACCATAGACGAAAGGATCACCCGGCTGGTATCTTTGTTCCTATCTGCCATGAACAGGTCAAATATCAGGGCATTTCCTGTCGAATTTGCTGATATTCCAAGATCCAAGGTGGTTAGTAATTTCCTTAAATGGATGATTACTTCAGGGTATATCCCTAGATTTAAGCGAGAAATGGAGCTTGGGGCCAACTATCTTCTGGAAAGAGGTATCTTTATTACTTATGTTGGTTGGCACAGGGAAGACAGAAGCTTTCTTCAGAGGCTAAGTCTTGAGCAAATAGCAAGTCTTGACCCCGAGATTGGGGAAAGCATTGTAAATGGTGAGGACGAGGAAAGTATTATTGGCTTGATGCAAGCTTCGTTCTCGGGTGTTTCAACGAAGAGAGCTAGGAAAGCTTTGCGGGAACTCAGGAAGTTTGGAGTCACTGAATTACCCATCGTAAGGAGACAGGTGAATTGTCCCGAGGTTAAAACATTAGCTCCGGATGGAGATTTTATTTTTCCGCCCTATGTCACTGATCCCCAACGAGCACCGTATTGTTTCTGGAGGACCTACTATACTCCTCAAGAGTTAGAGAATAAAGTAACAACCGATGACTGGGATGAAGATTTTGTAGATTTTGTAATCGAACGCTATCGTGGCGTAAACATTGATTCGATAGAAAGGGAACAGGAGGGTAGGCGTAGCTTGAGCCTTACGGATAATGCGTATGAGGCTGAAGAACTCATTGAGATTGTTTACGGGTATCAGCGTTTAATCGACAAGGAGGATGGTTCGGAAGGAATCTATTGCACTATTTTCCATAAAGACTTTACGGGTAACGATCAAACCCCTGCATATGCTAAGTTTGAGTTACTTAACGGGTATGAGGATTATCCTGTGGTTGTCACCAAATTATCTGAAGATAGTAAGAGGCTATACGATACGACCACTATCCCTGATCTTCTCAGGGGTATTCAGAATACCATAAAGGTGGAGAGGGATTCCAGAATTGACAGGAACAGCATCGCTACCATCCCGCCAATAATGCACCCTGTAGGCCACGCCCCTTCTGATTGGGGTCCCGGTAGAATGATCCCGGAAAGAAGGAAAGGGGAAATTACTTTCGGCCCTGCTCCCCCTGATAATTCCGGTTCTGTTGAAATAGAAGAAACCATGCAGGAGCAAGCTGACCGCTTGGTTGGTCTGGATGAAGATTCCCAGATCAGTCAGGTCAGAAAACAATTCTTGGTAGATAAATATCTGCAACATTCCGCTGAAGTTGTTTCAATGTGTTATCGGTGCTTTCAAAGATTTGGCCCCGATTCTATATTTTTTAGAGTTACAGGAGTCCCTGATCCTCAAGTCTTTAACAAGGGCAACCCGGACGAAAACTTTGATGTTACCATTAATTATGATGTGCTTAATAATGATCCTGAGACTCAGGAGAAAAAACTCCAATCAATGGTTTCCCTTCTCCAACTTGACAGGAACGGGCGTATAAATATTGATAACTTAATCACTTTAATCGCCGGAAGCGTAGATCCTATGCTTGCAGATTCGGTCTTACAGCCGATCGAAACCGCACAACAAGAGATACTGAAAGATGTTACCGATGATATATCGAAAATTTATTCAGGGATTGAAATGCCAGCTCGTCCGAACGGAGCTGAGGTTGCTATGCAGATTCTTCAAAGCTATGTCCAACAGCCTGATATTGCTGCGAGATTGCAATCAGATCAATCTTTTGCAGAGAGGTTGCAAAAGTATATGGGCCAGTATCAGTTCTCTATGCAGCAAGCTCAGAATGCACAAATAGGCCGTATCGGAACTTCCCCCGCACAAATGGGCGAAGTTCAAACACAACAAATCCAACCATGAGATCAGATAATATAACCGCTACAGAATACGCCTACGAAAAAACGAAGAAGATTCGTGATGAGCAGGATGCTAAACTCGCTGAGGAAAGAGAGGAGATATCAGAAGACTATGATGAACAACAGCTTAGGAGGCTGATGTCTAAGGAATTCGACCCCGAGGGGAGTGGATATGATTACAAGTCGGCTGTCTCGGCAGGACTCGAAGAGGACGAGGATGGGCACTGGCCTAGTAGAATTCCAAGTGGTCCGAATGAAGGACTCCTCTTAAAAGGCAAAACCCATGAAACTTGGGATTTGCTAGAAGAAGGTGAAGAAGCTGAAGGAAATGAAATCATTGAAAAGGATGGCAGGTATTATTCTTTTCCCGAGGGGAGTAGTCATTTAAAGCCAAGAGAAGAAGAACAGAAAGACGGCGAGTGAGTATAGAAAAAGATATAAAAGCATTACATAACCATGAACATTTCGCTAGGTTCATTAGTGTAATAGATGACCTTCGGGAGCAAAGTATTGGTGAATTATCTGATGCTACAACTGACAAAATACAACAAATATCAGGGAGGATAATTGCCTTTGATGACATGTTACAATTATCGGGATGGAAAAATTTAGAAAAAAGATATAAAGATTTGCTTTAACCTATGTTAATATAAACCGTTCGCCGTCTCTGGGCGTAAAACAGTGGGAACAGTTATGTCAAAAGGAATCGTTGAGGCTATCGCTGAAGCCGAACCAGAATCAGTGGAAAATCAATCTGCGTCAGAATTCGTTCTGAGCCGTAGCGAGAAACTTCAGGGGAAACCCGAAGCTTCTCAAGAATCTTCCGAAGTTAAGGAGGAGGTAGAAGAGACTGAATCAGTCGCTGAAACCGAACCCGAAGCGGAGGACAATGTTCTTTCTCAGTTAAATTTGGATGAGTTATCCGAAGAACAACTTAGTGCACTCAGGGAGAAGCTAATCCCCGGAGCCGAGTCTCGTATT